AAGACGATCAATTTGGGTCTTTTCTATGGCATGGGCAAAGCAAAACTACAAGCAGAATTAGGATTAAATAGTAGAGAAGAAGCAGAGGATTTGTTTAATCAATACCATGAGAATGTACCTTTCGTAAGAGATCTCATGAACTATACATCAAATCAAGCTCAATCATCCGGATCAATAGGGACTTTACTAGGACGTAGATGTAGATTTACAAAGTGGGAGCCAAATAGATTTGGTATGCACAAACCTATGGATTATGTTGAAGCAGAAAAAACTTACGGTAGGGGTAGAATACGTAGAGCCTTTACATACAAAGCATTAAATAAACTTATACAAGGATCCGCAGCAGATATGACAAAGAAAGCTATGTTAGATTTATACAATGAAGGTATTACACCACATATACAAATTCATGATGAGTTAGATATTTCTGTGAAAGATGATAACGAGGCAAAAAGAATAATTGAAATTATGGAGAATGCTGTTAGTCTTGCCGTACCCAATAAAGTTGATTTTGAGTCTGGCGATACTTGGGGCGATATTTATGGATAACTATGGCTTATTTAAATGCAAACATACCAGTAGAGTACGCACAAATCAGGAGAGAATACCTCTATGATCTTAAGAGTCATCATGGTGAAGTTGAAGATTGTATTATTTTTGGTCTTAGTGCCATTACGGGCAAGTCTATTCTTTTTCACGCTATTATGGAAAATGGCGCGATCTTTTATCGTCTCCCTATTACAGCATTTATACAACGTGGTTTCAAGCCTACTGATGTACCTAGGCGTAGATTGGATGAGCTTCAGCTTTGGAATTGTTTCAGTTATTATCCTTCTGTTCATACTTGGGATATCCTAGAAGCACAGGCTGGTAAATACATAGGAAAAGACAAGAAATGGCACCCTGGTAAATACTTATTTACAGTTGACTTTGCTCACCCTGAAAGTAATATATTAGACACGGATCATTCAGAGATACCGCACGAACACAAGTGTGCACATATCATAGCTCTTGATGACGGGAACTATGCAGCACAGCCTAACAATAGGTGCATTTGGGATATACCATCGTTTACAGTGAAAGATAATATCCCAGATTGGAAAGTGCAGACATCTGAATGGAACGTAGAAAACACAAGTAAATGGAAGACCGAAGATACGGATAACTTCTTTTACGAAATCGAGGAGAAAAAACATGATTGAAAAATGTAAAAATATTTGTTGCAAAGTTTGGGACAAAGTAAAAGCTGTCTGGAACTGGATCGTGTCAAGATTCGACAGGTAGTTTATGGCCTTAAAAATCGGAGAAGAGCAAGCTGTACAGATGCCGATGAAGACGGTAATCAGTTTGATCGTCATTGTGGCTTTAGGCACCATGGGATATTTCCAAATTGTAGAGCGTCTAAACATAGCAGACACCAAAATTAAGATCATGGAAAAAGATCTTGAAGAGAACACGGAGTTTAGAATAAAGTGGCCTCGTGGAGAAATGGGATCTTTGCCCGCAGACAGCGAGCAATACATGATGTTGGAGGATCTTTACAAAACTACAGATAAGATTAATAAACACGTTGAGTCCATGATGAACAACAGAATAAACATTGAGTTTTTACAAGGACAAATGAAAAAAGTTTTAGAGGATATAGAAACGTTAAAAGATAAAAATAGGGATATGTATTACAATGGATCGAATTCAAAAACAGGTAATTAAGTATATTTCCGACATGGAAAAAGAAGCAAAGCAAATGAGCTATATCAAGCATCTTAAAAAAGAAGTAGATATTGGTGCTAACGGCACACAGAAATACGTTGTGAAAAAAGGACCTAACAAAGGTAAGGTATTATGATCGCTGAGGTGGTGGCCCTCCTAATGTTCATAGGGCCTGATATCAAGGAGCATCGTATACAGCCAAAGGGTATGGCCCAATGCCTTCGCCATAAGCGCATCGCGGAGAGACAGTTTACACCTAACGTTCAATACAAATGTGTCAGATCTAAAGCAAAATTAGAAGAAAATATTGATGGCACAATAGCAATAAAATCGTTAATATTAGAATAATGAAACTTACAGCCAATATAACTCTTGACGAGTTAACTAAGTCTCAAATAGCAGAGAGAAAAGGTATAAACAATAACCCTAATCCTCAACAGATAGAGAACTTAAAAAACTTAGCTATAAATATTTTACAGCCAGTGCGATCACACTTTGATAAACCACTTATTATATCATCAGGATTCCGTTGTGCTCAGCTTTGCACAGAGATAGGTAGCAGTATTAATAGTCAACATACGGCGTTTGATGGTGCAGCTGCGGCAGACTTTGAAATACCTGGTGTAGATAATAGAGAGCTAGCTCTTTGGATTAAGAATGAGTTAGAATTTGACCAGCTTATCTTAGAATTTTACCGTGATAACGAGCCGACTTCAGGCTGGATACATTGTAGTTATTCAACAGAAGCAAATAGAAATCAATCACTTAGAGCATTTAGAGAAGAGGGTAAAGTTAATTATAAACCCTGGTTAGAATAATGAAAGCTGGTTTTAAAATAGGTTATGTTGATACAGTGCACGGAGAGTGTCCACACTGTGGTGAAGATACACTGTTGGTTGCTATTGTAACTGATTATTATAAATGTACAATGTGTGGTGAAGAAACCAGACAGTATGTAAATGGTTCTATAAAATATTTAAAATTAGATAATTTGGATCGTGAATGGCTAAAAAGAAACCAAAATACGGAGTAAATAATTATACCAAAAGAACTCCTAAAAAAAGGCCTGGAAGACACGCCAAGAGTTATAGTAAAAGAATCCCCAGACGCAAACCCTATAGAGGACAGGGTAGGTAATGAAACCCATAATGATCACGCTGTTATATTTAACAGCTTTCGGAGATATTAAATTAGATAGCTTTGAAATACATACATCTTGCTCTAGTTGGTATCACTACAATGTAAGAGTTGAAGAAAGAAAACAAAGAAAATTATTTAGCAATCACTACTATCACAGCTACAATGGTAAACAAGTTATTGGATATATATGTGGTGGCGAGGAGCCACAGTAATTAAGTTGACCTTATCGGTTTACACTCAAACTTTACAGTGATTCTATCTCTATTAACAATATTTTCACCTACTTCTCTAGTCAAGCCCATGGCATTAAGATAACCTGCGGTTGCACAGTCAAAGTGGGTCTTATATTCACCGGCGTCCATGGGATCCATACAAGACATTGTTATTGCTGAACACACCTGCATTATTAATAAAAATTTCATTTGACCTCTTGTATATTTTGAGTTAATGTCCTATATTGACAATAATATAAATAACAAAAGAAAGGTTACAAGCTATGACAGACTTTAGCAAGTACAAAAACATAACGGTCGATCATGACACATACGCGACCATAACAAGACTGCAGACAAAGATTACACCTGATGTGAAACTTAGTCGTAGTCAAGTTGTAAAAACATTAGTGAACAAGGAAGCAAGAAAGTTAAATGGCAGACTTAGCAAATAGCGGTGTATTTATAGAAAGAAATATAACGCCAGAGCAAAAGCTTTGGAAAGCTGTGTTATCACAAGGAGTTTACGAAGCATGCTCTAAAAAAGCTCAAGCTTTGCCATTAACTTATGGAGAAATGAGATCAGCATTAGAGTGGATTGATCTAGGGAACAGAGACTTTATAAGTGTATGTATATTTGCAGGTTATGATCCTGCTTACATTTATAGAAAAGCGAAGGGATTAATAAAAAGATATGAGAAAAATATGTGATGCGTGTATGGGCAACGGATATAGAAGAATCTGGAAGGACCAACACGAGAAAGAGAAAATAACAATACAATGTGCAAAATGCGAATCAGCAGGAGAGGTAGAAGATGAAGACTTTAATTATGATTATAGTGGTATTGACACTGACAAGTTGCAGTAAAGTCCAGATAGGGGACTTTGAGTGGGATCCTAAAACTGCGATGATGAGAGCGACGTTTGGAGTATCTAAATGATGACAAACAAAGACTGTGAAGAACTAGAGAAACAGTTGGAGACACTTAAATTTAGAAATGATGTGCTACACAAAGCAAATCAAAAACAACAAGATGAGATATTAAATTTGAGAACTAAAGTTAAAAAACTAGAACATGATGCAGTACAACAATTTAGAAATAAAGGAGAGATATAAATGGCAGAACAAATAAAAATACAAACATTTAACTGGGGACCATGTGTTACCAAATTTAAGATAAAACCCGAATACGGTAAACAATTGTTAGACGAAGCTAAGTTTAACGATGTTGACTTTAGAGGTAAACTAGCAGGACAGATAGATGTAGAGACTGCATATAGTGAAGAGGCAAAGGCTAAGATGTTGCCTTGGTTAGGATCATACTTTGGTGTGTACGATCAAGCATTTGAAAGACATACTAAC